ATCAACATCAATTATAAATAATATAAATACATTTATAAATAATATAAACAATAAACCAAACTATAAACAATATTTAATCTTTAGTGGAGCCTTTTTTTTATTATCTATAATAATTATTATTATTAGCATTGTTTACCTTCCCTCTATTGACATTTCAAATAATAACAATCTAATCTATTTTAATTTAGTTCTTCTATTTTTAATTTTATTCTCCATTTTTGGAGCCTTAACTATCGTTTTAAAATTTTTCGAGTCGATTGGAAAAAATAAATTATCCGCATCCTTGTTTACTTATATATATGTCTTTATTTTTGCATTTATTTTAATATTCTATTCAATTTATTTAAGTAAAGCATACGTATTTCCTCAATTATCAGGAATATTATTTGCCATTTATTTATTTTTTTTAATATTTATTTACGTTTCAATTCTAATAGTATTAGTAGTTAAAGGACTTGAAATGAAAAACAATGTAAACTTCCCATTGAAAAAATATTTTATTAATTGGCTGATTGTATTTTTATCTGGTTTTGGGATAATAGTATTAATTTTTGGAATAATTTTTTTATTTGGGTTTTTCTCCTCTCATCTCTTAATTCTTAAACTATTAATAATTGTTGTTGCTATCCTTTTGTTAGCTGCCTTAATAAAAAAATTTGTGGTTTTGCAAAAAATAAATAACTTATTCATTAATATTCTTTTATATTTACCTTGTTTACTCACAGATTTTTTGGAGTTGTCAATTGGGGGAAAATCCTATATTTTGTTTATTATATTAGAAATATTTTTGATTCTTTTGTATTTGTATTATCCACAAATTCAATCAGCCCTTTATACTAGAGAAGCCAGTCAATTAGTTAATAAACCCATAAAATTATATGAGTACAATTCTTTGGGTACGTCTCAGCAACTAAATAAATCTGAAGAACCTCAATATAATTATGCAATTAGTTTTTGGGTTTACTTAGATAGTGTTTCTCCAAGTATAAATAATTCATATACTCAAGAAGGAACCATATTGAGTTTAGGAAAAACTCCTGTTGTTAGATATAAATCTATATTAAATCAAGTAATTGTTTTTGCCGAAAATACAAATGAAGATATAAATAATGAGAGGATTGTAGCTAAAATTGAAGATATAAAATTGCAAAAGTGGAATCATGTTGTTATTAATTATTCAGGAGGTACAATGGACATTTTTTTCAATGGAAAGTTGATTTCGTCAGCCCAAGAGGTAGTACCATTTCAAAAATTTGAAATTTTAGAAGTTGGACAAAAGAATGGTACAAGTGGAGGCCTAGCGAATTTAATTTATTATAGAAAATCTCTTGATATTTTTACCATTAGATATTTGTATAACTCATTCAAAGATAAAAATCCACCAATCTTAAAGTATCCTGATCAAACAATTATCCCTCAAAATTAAGGATAAATAATATTTTACTATATTATATTATGAATGTCAAAAATATTATCTTGATTGTGGTAATTATCATATTATTAATAATACTTATTCGATATATTGTGAAAAGTAGAAGCACTTTGTCTGGACTCACTGATGCCAAAACAATGACAACTATCCAATCATCGGATCTAGATACTTCTAATACAACAGCGAGTACCAGTAATTTTTGCTATTCTATATGGTTTTATATAGACGATTGGAATTACCGGTATGGTGAGCCAAAAGTTATTTTCGGTAGAATGTCTGGTCTCAATGAACCATGTCCTTCCGTTGTTTTAGCAGCAACCCAAAATAATCTTGTAATATCACAGGAAGTGTACCCTGGTGCAGATTCACAACCAACCGATAACTCTTCTGCAGTTGTTCACACTTGTAATATTCCCAATGTACCCCTTCAAAAATGGGTTAATTTAATAGTAAGTGCATATGGGCGATCAATGGATGTATATATTGATGGTAAACTTGTCCGTACTTGTGTATTGCCTGGTGTAAGCAAAGTAGATCCAGATGCAAATGTATATGTTACTCCAAATGGAGGATTTTCAGGGTATACTTCGTCTTTCCAGTATTGGGCTGATTCGTGCGATCCCCAAAAAGCTTGGAATATCTACAAGAAAGGATATGGTGGTAGTTGGTTAGGCTCATTAGGCAAATATACTATTAAAATTAGTTTAATGGAAGGAGAGACGGAGGATGGAAGCATTGAATTTTAAAAAATCTTTTGTATAAATAGTATATAGTATGGATAAAAATGTTAAAGAATTAGGAAATAAAACAAAAGATTTTTTTCAATCAACCAGTTTAGTGGCTAAAATAGCCTTTTTATTACTGGTAATATTTGTATTTATGATCCTATTACGGATGGGAATATCATTAATGGGAACTATATTTACCCGAAATAGCAGAGATACTAAATTTTTTGATGGTATGGTGGACGCCAAACAATTATTAGTTTATCCCCAAGATCCTTCCACAGATGGCTCCAAAACCATTAATAGATCCGTTAATGCAACAGATGGTATTGAATTCACATGGTCAGTTTGGGTATTAATTGACGATTTAACTTATAATAGCGGTAAATATAGATGTGTATTTTATAAAGGAAATGATGGTATGCAAGATACAGGATTAAATTTCCCAAATAATGCACCAGGCCTATATATTAACCCAAATACTAATGCAATGACTATTATTATGAATACGTTTAATACTATCAACCAAGAAATTCTAGTACCCGATATTCCTTTAAATAAGTGGTTCAATGTGATTATCCGGTGTGAAAACACTACTTTAGATGTTTATGTTAATGGTACCATTATACGAAGTCAAATTTTACATGGAGTCCCAAAACAAAATTATGGCAATGTGTATTTAGGAATGAATGGAGGCTTCTCTGGAAATATTTCCAATTTATGGTATTATGATTATGCCTTGGGAATAGCGGAAATACAACGGATTATGAAAAAGGGACCTAACACTAAGTTGTTAGGGTCATCCTATAGTTCAAAAAATCCTAATTATCTTTCGTTAAGATGGTATTTTTATGGCGATAATGACGAATATAATCCTTAAATAAAATAATAATAATGTCATAATATAATTATTATATTATGTCATGCTTAGGACCTTGTTATTCCCCTAATCCAACTCGCGCCTGGTCACGTGTTCAAGGGCCATGTTCATACGCCCCTATTAATCCAGGAGCCAAAGCAGTTTATGTTCCCTTGTTAGGTCGTGAGGTTATACCTGCCGATGCCTTTTTTTTTGAGCAGCTATTAAGAAAAGGAAATGTTTTACAATATAAAAATAATGCAGCCAATTGGAGTAAAGCTCAAAAATATGCAAAAATTGTAAGACGAGAAAACGCCAATCGCACAACATGGGCGACCCAGTCCCTCACATTTACTGATCCTAATACTAAATTGTTAAAACGTGTAGGAGCTGTAAACATTACTAGGGATGGCATTCAAACTGATCAAGATATAACTTGCAGAAGGGACCCATTACCTGATAGAAACGATGATTTACCTCCCATCGTTCCCTCAGGAGCCGGTGGAAAAAGCAATCCTATTATCCCTCCTCCTCCACCCCCAACCGATCCTGGATCTGGAAACATAATCCCTTCAGTTCCCGATACAGGACCGGATGACAATGATGACCAAACTATTATTCAAGATGGAGGAATTCTAATATGTAATATACAAGAAGATCCGTGTACTGGCGCCACAATAGTGAATCCGAATAGATCAAGAATTCACCCTACTACAGCTTCGGATGTTCCGGGAAGAATTCGATTACTTTATTGGGATCCAAAATTACAGACTTGGATTCCAAGACAACGTAGAACAATGAGTAATAGTCTTAATAAATGGCCAATCAACGCAGTGCTATTTAATGGATTTGGAGATTGCGCAACTACTGCCGATGTTATCGAGGGCAATTAAATTCATCCAAATATCTCAAACATTTAATACATTGATTGTCTTTAGCATAATAATAAGTTTTCTTATCCCACCCTGCTCCTTGTTGTCTAGCAAATTTTAGACATTCTAGACTATCGTAAAAAACTGCCGCATCACAAACATCTTTGTCGAATTTACACCCTAGTTCTTTTGCATACTTAAGACAATCTAAACTTTTTCCATACGCTGCCTCTCTAGCCAATGTTGCTTTATAAGGACATCCATTTTCTATTGCATATCTTAAACAATCAATATTATCATTAGAAGCTGCCAACTTAGTAGTTTCTTCAGACCAAGGACAATCATTTTCGTGTGCATATTTTAAACATTCTAAGCTACCCATTCGAGCCGCACCATTACAAGTATCCTCAGTCCAAGGACATCCTAGTTCATGTAAAAATTGCAAGCATTCTCGACTATCCGCATTGGCCGCCTCCTGGCATAAGATTGCATCTATTTCATTTCCATATTCAATACAACTCTTTAATATATTCAACTTTCCCCCATATGCAGCATCTTGACAGATATATTTTCTATCAAATTCGTAGCCCTTCTCTTTTAAATAAAAGAAACATTTTTCACATCCATACCTAGCTGCGGTATTCATTGCATATTCGATGCGTTCTTCCAAAGGATCAACGTAGTCAGAATCGCAACCAACACTCAATAAAAATTCTAAACATTCCAAATGGTCATTTCGTATTGCATTCATCCCAATTTCGCCACTATAAAAAGGTTTTAAAGAAAATAATTTTTTTAACGCAATTAGATTTCCTTTCATTGCTGCAACATTTAATACATCTAACGTAATATGAGGATCTTTATTGTTTTCCAATAAAATATTAAAACATTCTTCACACTCATTAGATAATGCTACAATAAATAAGGTTTGATCTAAATGAATGTTAGGTACCAAATTTATAACAAATCTTAAATAATTCTGATAATTTTTATTTATTGCTGTTTGTAACGAAAATTCCCAATCACCCTCCGAAGCCCAATATGAAAACCATTCGATTTCATTTACTAAATCCATATTTTTTACGTCTTTCAAATAAAATGAATAATCATGCTGCGTATTATTTAATACAAAATTAAATATTTCTGTAGATGGGTATAATTTAGGATCAACTTTCCAAACTTTTAATTGTTCTATTACTTTAATAAAATCATTCATATCTTTTATTTTTTCTACAAATTGTAAATGTTTTGCATTGACTTCGATCATGTTTGAAGTTTTATATTTTTTATATAACTCTGATGATTCAATATACGATGGGATCATATTAATATAAATATATCTATTGCATTTATATTAATTTATATTAATTTATTTAAGCTCGTAAATTTGGATTTATACAAACATCTTGAGTTGGGAATATATCTCCCGACATACACACATCATTTCTACCCACTTTTGCACAAGTTCGTGTTCCTTGGTCTTCTCCAATATAGCACCATCCCGCTTGACCTGTTTCTCCTACAGAACTAAATGCAGGTGCCGCATCTACATCATCCGAGTTCTTGGAAGGCATTCCTCCATTTTGAACAATATTATCAATTTGTTGAGGAGGAGGTTCTTGAACGGGAGTGGCTGAAGCGATTCCCTGTTGAGATTCTTCTTGCTGGGAAGCATAATCGATAGCTTGATTGCTTGATTGTTGTACAACATCAATCGCTCCTTTGGCGCCAGTTGCAGAAATATTAATGGTTTGCTTTGCCAACTGAGAAAAGTTAGTACCAAATTTGGAGTTAACCCAAGAAATAAAATTATTCCATGAATCAATTAGCCAATTAGTTATATTTCCTAAATATGTAAAAATATTGAATCCTAAATAGGCCAGAAAAAACAAAAGTATTATCCAAACATACCATTGTACATTTTTCAACTTGTCAAAAAAAGATTTCCCTGAATAATCTACAATCGAGGACTCTGATGAAAAATAGTTGTTGGATAAAGATGGTGTTTTTGTAGATTTAGCCGAACTAGTAATTGTATTTGGAATAATAGAATTATTCGAGTTCATATACATTAACTAAAATAAATAAATATTCTTATTTAATCTTTTAACTTCAGTGAAGAGTTAGTAAATATAAAAACTTGTTTAGTTGAGATAATATTTCATCCCTTATGTTTAATAAATCTGAATTGGTCATGTTAGAAGGAAGTTTTTTATCTAAATATACAAGGTAAGATTTATAATCTTCAATTTCCTTAATTAATTCTTCCGTAGATTTAAAATGTTTGATTTTTAAATTTAAACTATTTGGAATGTTAAATCGACTATTTGTTTTTCCAAGTAATACTTCTATAAATGTATCAACCAATCCATTTAATGATTCATATAATTCATCAGTAGCTTTATGTTCTGGATAACTTCTAGTTTCCCAATGATAAAGCTTTATAGAATCAACCATTGTCATCAAAAATGCTAATATCCCAATATTAGAATTTGCACGTTTTTTAGTTTTGGATCTGTTATATAGTTTATTTGATTTGGTTTTCATATATATATATTAAAGCTATTTTTAATTTAAACTCTAGGAATAAAAGTATTTTCAAAATTTTTCATAGCATCTAATTTAGCAATTGTTTTTTCTAAATTATTTGCCTTTTCATTATTAAATAAATAATCTGTATTAGGTGAATGTTCATTTTTTTTAACTTGTTTATACACTATATTTAAATTTTCATTTAAATTTACCATCTTACTTTTATCATCTAAAATGGACAAGTTTTGATAAGGGTTCGTTAGAAGTTCTATACAAAAATAAATTAATAGTTTTCTTTTTTTTAGCGTACCATTAGAATACCTTAAAGAAAATAATTTATAGCTAGATAAAATTAATGTGTGAATAATTTTAGGTGTTATCTCATAGGACTCTGATAATAAAATATCCCAGATACAAAATGCCATATCTTTCTGGAACTTTGAATCTATCTCTTTTAATTCTCGTCTTCCTAGTATGGTAATATTCTCCTTTTTACATTTTCTTTCAAATTCTAACAACCACTCAACCCAATAGCAGGCTTCCACACTATTTTTTTCACATTTTATTTGATAAACAAACTCGTTAATGGGAACGATTAAATCTTTCAAGTCTTCTTCTAGGCAATAATTATCAAAATATGTTAAATTGGGAGCTTTATATTTAAAAAAATTTGTTGAAGTTGAAATCTTGGTTTCTTGAAGTGGATGTTTTTTCCGAGAATAAACTAAAATTACACATATTTCTCCAAAAATAGACCGCATAGTTGCATTATTTCTTAATCGTAATTCT